GCATATTTGAAAAAGTTGTGCTTTGTTCGCTGAGTTTCTGCAACTCGTATTTACCACAGAATTTTAGGAAATGCAAACCGATCTGTGAAACAGATTTTGGTAAACATGCTCCAGAAATCGTTTCATATATATTCAACTGAATATCTTCTGGTTGGGCGCATAAATCAACAAGCTGTCTATTTCTATTATAGTCATCTAAAACTTTATGTTCAGAACCATGATGATCTGTCCAACGATGCATCATGACAGAACTCCAATCAAACCCTTGTTTCTTTCGATCTTCAAATGCTTCCCGTATTCCAGCCTTATTTTTTGTTCCTTTTTCTCTGATACCGGGGTACGCACTGAAAATATTATCTGTGGTGCATCCTCTGATACATTTTTCGAACAAACTATATTCTGGCTCTGGCGATGCTTTGGGGTTTCCTGTCTTATCTAAGACTGGTTTGCCTTTATAGTCAAAAATTCCGCTAATTGTGGTGGTTGTGTCGGCCACACCATTATAGAGAATAACGTTTGGTGCAAGTAATTGTTCAAAATCACCATCACTACTAACAATGACATGCGTATCATCAGGGTGAGATTTTATAAATCCGCTGATCAAATCATCAGCTTCCAAATTCGGCTGTTCTAAGGTTGTGCAATTTGTTTTGGTTCGAATAAATGTTCTAAAGATATCAAATGCTTCAAAGAACAACTTATTTTCGGCAACTTCAGCAGGAGATGTTGCCGAATCAACTCGATTTGCTTTGTATGGTTTATACGCATCTTTGCGCCAGCTTCTACCATCAAATGCAAAAACAATATGATTGGCTCCCTGCGTTCTCCATGCCTTACTTAAGCTATTAAAGATGATATGCAAACACATTCCAATTTTTTCATTCTGGTCACCACGTACTGAATGTTTCGCTCTATGAAACATATGACTGGCATCGACAAGTAAAAACTTATTCATTTTATTTCCTTTCAACAGCAATGCAAAATTTGGTAACACCTTTAAAATAAATGGAGATTATGATACTTCGGTTGTGGACTTATCGATTCTCTTTCGTTGAACTCTTCGTCTCTTTTCAGGATCGGCCATCTCTTGTTCATAAGTTCCAGCAACAACATTTGAGCAAATATTGTTAAACCACTGCTCAACAATGGCTTTATCGTCCTTTCCATGATAACCAGCTTTCACTAGACGAGCAACAAAAATCTCATTCCAATCAAGTTCAAAAGCACCATCTGAAAGATTAGTTGGATCGACTTCCATTCTAATAACCGAAACCCAAGGCTCTCCTCTTGCCGTAAATGCAGCCTTTTCGGTTTGGATTTCTGGGGATACCTTTATCTGATCGAACTTCTTCATCCAGTCTTTTTCGGCGCGTTTTGCTTTCCACGATTTATATACATCTGACCAAAAACTCATATATCACTTCCATTTTGTAATTAAATTAATGAGAACTAGGTTGACCATGCATTTTTGAATAAATCTACTTGCAATCTCGGAGAATATCGATAACCATTTTTCAATGCAAGTTCTGCTACTGTTTTGTTGTTCAGATAATAACCTTCATCAGTTCCGCCAACAGGCATCAAATAAACCGATCCAGTAAATCCAGCAGACCTATATTCTATCATAGCTTTCTTTACATCCGCCACATCTTCTTCAGTTGCAACGACGAATTTAAGGTAAACATCGCTACCCGGTATAGTGCAGTAATCCATAACCACTTCAGGTTTAATGGCATCTTTCCATTTTTCACCAGAAACAGTAAGCTTGGCACTAACACTAAAAGTAGTATTGAGTTTCCATCGATTAAAACAATCGCTCAGGCCGCGTCGAAGCTCAGGGCCGATTTTTTGGGTTCCGTTTGTTTCAAATGTAAGGTTGGTAAGTCCTAACTCGCGATTATAAATCTCTTTTAACAAATCAGGAAACTGCCGCTGCCATCCAAGTAACGGCTCGCCGCCTGTTAAAATTAAATGCTTATCTTCGCTGAATCGGCCATCTGGAAGAAGTTGAACCATTTCATCAACAATAACTGGAATCTCAACCATCGGGCTTAGATTCTTAAAGCGAACATCCCACGATGGATAAGAATCACAGCCTGTTTTAACTAATGGCAAATCCTTATATTGAGAAAATTGGTCTACTTGTATCGCAAGTCTCTCAATACTTTTTTCTCCAAGTTTCATACCGAAACCGCCGCAAGTAAAATTACAACCAAAAGTTCTCAGAAAGATACTAGGAACCCCAACATACTTTCCTTCGCCTTGCAACGATATAAAAATTTCTGATACTTTAATACTAGTACTCATATTTTACTCTTCTTCGCTCAGTTCAGCTAAACCCTTGGTAAGCATATCAATATTTTGTTTAGCTCCAGCTACAAAAACTGAATTTGATTCGGCAACTTTTTTAAACTGAACCAGAGCCGAATCATATTTCTCATTGATTGCTAAAATAACCCCAAAATAGAAATTTGGTGGCATATCATCGGGATATTTTTGGGTTGCCTCGAATAGAAGCTTTTCAGATTCTTCGTAACGTTTCAACTGAAGTTGTTGTAAACCCTGAGTGCAAAGTTTAAAACTTTCAGCATTGGTAAACTCTTTCATGGACATATCTATTTCCTTTTTGGGTTACTTGACTCATCGCATGTAACTTTATATGCGTATCTCAATGATAAAAATATCGTTCCGAAAAAGATTACGACAACTATATTTCTTACTATTTCATTCAAAACACCGATACAAACAATGACGCCAAATGCAATGAATGCCAAAATTATTAGTAAACTCATTTAATTTTTACTTGTTGCTATATTCATAAATTCGGCTCGTGCCGATGGATGATCTTGATCCTTAAATCTACCACCAAGACGGCTCGTAACGGTAGTAGCTCCTGTATCTTCAACACCACGCGAACGAACACAAAAATGTTCAGCGTCTATGAATACCGCAACGTCCTCCGTTTCCAAAATATAAACCAATGCATGAAAAATTTGCTCAGTCAATCTTTCCTGAATCTGCGGACGACGAGAAAAATATTCCACAATACGATTTATCTTGGAAAGTCCCAAAACCTTATTTTTAGGGATGTAAGCAATCGTTGCCTTGCCATTTATTGTAACCCAATGATGTTCGCAGAATGATTGAACGCTAGTATTTTTTGCAACAACCATTTCATCATATCCCATTTTGTTGTCTACCGCTGTGCATTTTGGGAAGTTTTCTGGCTTCAACCCCCAGAAAACTTCATTCACAAACATAGTCGCAACTCTACGAGGAGTATCCTGTAAACTATCATCACTCAAATCCAGACCAAGAACTGACATTATATTTCTGAAGTATTGAGAAATCTTAATGATCTGAAAATTGCTATCATCAGGGGCGAACTCTTTTTTCGCGCCATCTTCATCCATAAAATATGTGCCGTTTGATGGAGTGTGTACTCCAATTCTGCGTAACATTTGTTCGATGCGCCAACCAAGTTCAGGATTCGTTTTGTTTTTGTCAAATGCCATTTAGATTGCCTCTGGTGTAATCTCTACAACAGCGCCATTAATATTATCTTCAGCAACTTCAATCCTCAATTCACTATTAGGATAAGATTCAGACAACTCTAATCCAAGGTCTTCTGCAATCATCTCACATGATCGATTTCCAAAATCAAATGGCCCTACACCAAAATACTGTTCCAACCATCTACGCAGTTGTATAAATTCAATATTCCGATTCGCATGTGAAACCTGCACTGAAATTTTGATTATAAAATAATGCATATGCTTGTGTGCCAAATGAGACACATCATATAAATCATTCTCTCCAGTTGCAAATGTTTCTAATGTTGCCGCTTCTGGAAATGAATGATACCCTTCTTTTTGCAGTGTTGTGTATATGAACGTTTTTTGTTTAGTTGTCATTTTTATTCCTTCGAATACCACTTTCCGTTTTTTCATTACACTTCCTGAAAAATATGGTTAAATGCTGTAATTGAATTTTTGGTGTTCTTTCCGACATTTCCTCGAACACCTCTGAACTGCATCCAATATCTACTGTAATGGTCAATCAACTTCATCGCCTTACCGTAATCACTTGTTGCCCAAATATCATCAATAATGTCTTTACAGTATGCTCTATCATATATTACCGCGCCCTTGGTGGTCGTTACAGTTGACATGACTGCTGGAAATTGTCCAGATGCATATTGTCTATTTGCTTCCTGCACACTTTCAATATGAGACCAAACATTATGAGCGATTAATAGAGCATAACTAAATGTATCCATACTCGTAGAACCAATCTTTCCTAAACGATTCAAATCCGTTGGACCTAATTTGCAGAAATCGTTGATCTGTAAACGACTAGTGATTGGAGAATCCGTCCATGTATCGTAAAGATTATCCTGTAATGCTACATCTTTGATACTGCGGGTATCTGTTGCGTATTTTTTGTCGTTAAATCCTCGCTTCGTTGGGAAACTCCAATATCCCTTATTCTTTCTGATTAGATCATAATACAAAAGACCATGAGCACCTGCTATAAACGGCCCAGCACAATCATAACTAATCGTCATATTTGGGTTATGATATTTTCTGATGGATTTCTGCATATCGGTAAGAATCAAAGCCCATTCAAAATCACTCTGACCCAGAATATGAATCCAATCGTGAATACCGGGTTCCAACAGGCCGTCGAATCTTGCAGTAATCAAACGCTTCAAGGTCAAATGCGGATCACAGGCGATTTGGCTTCCACACGCCCATCCGTTGAACGGTGCTTCATACTGCTTTGGGTCGCAGAACTTCTTCATGCGCTGATACCAGTCTTCGGATTCCTTGTGATTTCCGCCCTGCATCACATTCAGGAACTTGCAGTCGCCTGTTCTGTTCCGCATGAAATAGTCGTTGTTGATAGACGTTGCCTGAATTGCTTCATCGAATGTTGAGATTCCTGATGCCTGTCTTCCCTTTGCTGTTTTACGAACCCAAGCTGGGATGTCAAGAATCATACCATAATCCATATGACAATCCATCCATTCAAGAACTTGTTTTCTCTTCGCGGCGGCGGCTGGACAGCTTGGATTTTTCCAATCGGCCTTCCACACGCCTTTACCAATTTGATACCCGCCAGAATCTCCCAATATAAACGTGTTCTTACGATCACGATTGTAAATCATGTATTCTCTTACATGTTTCTTTTTCTTTTTAGCGTCCAATACAACGTGACCCGCACTAAACAGGTTATGCTTGTAGAAAAAATAACCTTCATCCTTATTCATCCAATTCAACCCATCGATTCCATTTTCAAGTGTTGGACGAATACGTTCTGGTTCAATATGACCACGAGACATGTAATGTTGACGGCCAATATAACCCGCAAAGAATGGGCTAATAGCTGGTAAAAATAAAGCTATTTGGGACAATCCATTTGGGTCTACAATCTTCGCCGTCATATCATCTTGCGGTATGACTAGATTAGATAAAGGCAATTTGCCGCTCCGATTTACTTGCTACGAGCAAGAATTGTGTATTGATGGACAGCCTGACTTGTGGTTACTGTTATTTGCATTGCACCTTCGTTACTGATTTCCAAAACTTTATCACCAGTCAGGCCCAAAATTCCCTGAACATGTTGCAAAGGCCACTCACGAGGGTCTTTCAATGATCCAGCAACATTGCTTTCAAATACGAATTCACCGCTATGAGTACTATGGTCGCCCAAAGACAGCAATAAATTACGCTTGTCAACACGTGCTTGAAAAGTTCCTGTGGCGCTTCCTGCTGCCTGAGACTGGAACTTCAAACGCTGAATAGCATTGGCCGAAGGAGAAATAGAAACATCCCACGAAATACTTTTGCGAGTTCTTGGAGGCAATTGTGTTTCAACAACTTCCTGACTCATAAAACGATATTCGTTCTTAAAATCCTTTTTTGCGTTTGAAAATGCAATACCAGTAGGAACAGAGGTTCCATTAACATCTACTTTTGTAACTGT